GGCTCTGAGACAAGAAGTTATCAAGACAAAGCTTTACAATTTGATGGTGTGTGATACGTGTTGGGATCCAGATCAGCCGCAGTTGCAGTTGGGTATGTACCCAGTGGACGATCCGCAGGCAGTGCGTAACCCGCGCAAGGACACAACGTACGTAACGGCAGGCACAAACGCTAGCGGCAATTTGACTGGCGGTTCGCGGGATGTTCAGTGGGGATGGGCACCGGTAGGCGGGGCGAGTAATTTTGATGTTGCTCTCACGCCAAACTACTTGGTGGCAACGACGTTTGTTGGTACAGTTACAGTAACAGTTACTTAGGAGCTAGCTATGAAAGACAAGACGCAAGACATGAAGATGATTAAATCTGCTGTCGGTAAGCACGAGAAAAATATGCACCCCGGCAAAACGCCTACAAAGCTTGCCAAGGGCGGTAAGACCAATGAGATGATGATGCAGTATGGTCGCGGTATGGCCAAAGTTAAGAATCAGGGGAAATAACATGGCCAAGATTAACAACCTATCCGCTTCAGCATACGCCAAGCCTCACACCATGAGTGGTGCGCCTGTTGTCGCATCTACAAACCCCGGTATTCCCCCTAACCGCAGTAAAGCTGACACCGTGAATATGTCTGTTGGCAACATCAGCAAAAACGCTGGTAACGAAACCGTTAAGACATCCGGTATTGTCACTCGTGGTAACGGTGCAGCTACCAAGGGCACTATGGCCCGAGGCCCGATGGCATGAATTACGCCGCACTCAGCGCTGCTATTCAGGCGTACACGGAGAACACGGAAGCAGATTTCGTGGCTAATATTCCCGTGTTCGTTCAGCAAGCTGAGCAGCGTATTTACAACTCGGTGCAGTTCCCGTCGATTCGCAAGAACGTGATGGGCGTGACATCTACAAACAACAAGTATCTAGAGTGCCCGTCAGATTTTTTGGCGGTATATTCAATGGCGGTTATTGATGCCTCTGGGGAATACGAGTACTTGCTGAACAAAGACGTTAACTTTATTCGTCAGGCATACCCACAGCCAACAGATACCGCAATTCCAAAGTATTACGCTTTGTTCGGCCCCCAATCCTCCAATGCAGCCGAGTTGTCTTTTATTCTTGGCCCCACACCCAATGCAATTTACAACGTTGAGTTGCACTACTACTTCTACCCAGAATCTATTGTGACTGCGAGCAACACATGGCTTGGTGACAACTTTGACTCTGTGTTGTTGTATGCGTCTTTGGTTGAGGCTTACACCTACATGAAGGGTGAGCAGGACATGATGCAGTTGTACAACCAGAAATTCATGGAAGCATTAGCACTTGCAAAACGTCTGGGCGATGGCATGGAGCGTCAAGACGCTTACCGTTCTGGTCAGTTCCGTCAGAAGGTAACTTGATATGTCGATTATCCAGACCCAGACCACGAGCTTCAAGGCGCAGTTGTACCAAGGTATTCATGACCTGACGACAGATGTTATCAAGATTGCTTTGTACACAGCCAGCGCCAATTTGAACGAAGACACGACTGTCTACAGTTCAACCAATGAAGTAGCCAATACAGGTACGTACTCTGCTGGTGGGGCACAGTTGACTCCCATCACAATCGGTACGTCTGGATATACAGCTTTTGTGGGTTTCCCAAACATCTCTTGGACAGGCGCAATCACCGCAAGATGCGCTTTGATTTACAACGTCACGCAGGGCAACAAATCCATTGCAGTTCTGGACTTTGGGTCGGATAAGACTTCTACAACTACATTTACCATCACAATGCCTGCTAACACAGCGACGGCAGCATTGATTCGTTCTTCTAATTAAGGAGTCAATATGACCACGGAAAAACTCAAAGTAACCGACCACATTTCTAGCGGTCTTATTGCTGGCACTCAGTCAGGCGAACAAGCCAAGGCTACAGGCGTTTACTACGTTGAATGCCACGACAAAGACGGCAAGCTCAAGTGGTCTGCTGAAACTAAGAACTTGGTAGTTAATGAAGGTCTTCAGTACATGGCTGGCACGGCCCTGACTTCAGTTGCCCAGATTACCACTTGGTACATCGGCCTGTACGGTGCTGGAGCTTCTAATACGCCTGCGGCTGGTGACACGATGGCTTCCCATGCTGGCTGGACTGAGGTTGTGCCTTACAGCAATGCAACCCGTGTGGCAGCTACGTTTGCCACAGCTACGACTGCAAACCCCTCTGTGGTGACCAATGCGGCTTCTCCTGCTACGTTCAACATCAACGCGACTTCCACTGTTGGCGGTGCGTTCTTGACCAGTGGTAGTGCTAAGAGTGGCACGACAGGTACATTGTTTTCAGCGGCTGACTTTGCGGCTCCCGGTGATCGCTCGGTGGTATCTGGCGACATTATCTCTGTTACCTATACGTTCAGTTTGGCTGCTTGAGGTCTAAATGGCTGAAGGCGGCTGGGGTTCTGGCACATGGGGTCAGGCTGGCTGGGGTAATTCAGTCTATGACCGGAGTGTTGCTGAAACTGCGACAGGGACAGATGCCGCTTCTTCAGTTGTTAGTGTGCAGGCGGCGGTCAGTGAGACTGCCACAGGATCGGATGCTATTAGCGCACTGGCTACGTTCGGTGCGGCGGTTAGTGAGACAAGTACAGGGTCAGACGCAATAAGTGCAACGGCAACGTTTGGATCTGCGGTCAGTGAGTCAGCGACAGGTAGTGATGCAATAAACGCCATTCCGACATACGGGGTGTCAGTCAGTGAGACTGCTACGGGGTCAGATTCAGCGGCGGCGTTTGCTAACTTCTTAGGTCAGATACTTGAGACAGCGACAATTACAGATGAGACAAGTTCAGCGTTCACGTTCTTGGCGTTTATTGTTGAGACAGCGACTGGATCGGACAGCGTAAGTGCAAGTACAGCGGTAAATGCTTCTGTTAGTGAAAGTGCAACGGGGTCTGATTCTGTAGCGACTGGGGTTACATTTAAGGGTGTGATCTCAGAGGCGGCAACGATCAGTGATGTGGATGCGGCGGTAGCAACATTCATGGCTTCTGTTGTAGAGTTGGCAACAATATCTGATTTATTACTTGGACGGCCTTTGTGGGAAATTATTGATGACACGCAGACCGCAAACTGGCAAAATATCAACAACGTTCAGTCCTCGGGCTGGACACAGGTGAGTGACACCCAGAATCCGGGCTGGACACAAATCGACACGAATTAGGAGCTTTTAAATGACTACAGGCGCAACGGGACAACTAGGTTTAGCTCTTCCAGTACAGGGCGAACTCTCCGGTACGTGGGGCGATACCGTTAACAACGGCATTACGCAGTACACCAACATCGCCATTGCGGGCACTTTGACCCTAACAGGTGACGGCGCAGTTACTCTGGCGAATACGACAGGTGACGCTTCAGCTTCTAATATTACATCTACTTTAGCTGGCGCAGGTACAGTTACCGCCCAGTTTGCGATTGTCAAAGTATCCGGCACGACTACAACCAAGGTAGTCACAGGCCCAAGCTACAGCAAGACTTATGTGGTGGACAACGCCTCATCATTTGCTGTGACGTTTAAAGCATCTGGTCAGACTGGTGTTTCTGTTGCGGCGGCTGAGAAGGTTACTGTTTACTTCAACGGCACGGACTATATAAAGATTGCCGGTACGATTGCCAATGCAGCGGGTTCCAATACGCAAGTCCAGTTTAATAACTCCGGCTTACTGGGTGCTTCCGCAAGCTTGACATGGGACGGCACGACACTTAGCTCTACGCAAGTCAACATCACTGGCCAAGGCACGCTGCGCCTTCAAGACACAACAGGTGGTGAGTATGTTGGTCTTCGTTCGCCTTCAGCACTCGGTGCAAGCTACACACTGACATTCCCCGCAGATGACGGCACAAGCGGTCAAGCTCTGATTACGGACGGCTCTGGTGTTCTGTCATGGTCTACAGCGGCTTCTGGTGATGTGTACGGCCCCGGCTCGTCTACTGATAATGCAGTTGCTCGGTTTGATAGCACAACGGGTAAGTTACTCCAGAACAGCGTAGTCCTTATTGGTGACACAGGCGCGGTCACGGGCGTAACGGATTTATCGGCCTCTGGCTCTGTAACCCTCTCTGGAGGCACAGCAAACGGAGTTACTTACCTGAACGGCTCAAAGGTTCTGACAAGTGGAAGTGCGCTTACTTTTGATGGGAATAGATTAGCCATTGCTGGAAGCAGTGCAAGTACAAACAGAGTTGATATTCTTAACGATAACGGCAACGCAACATTTCGTGTTGGTTATGACACCAGTAATAACTTAACAATTACTCGAAATACAGGCGATGCCAATATTTATTTAAATGCTACTCAATCTGGTGCGGCTCAAGTATGGCAATTGGCAGGCACAGAAGGTATGCGCCTAACCTCGACAGGTCTGGGTATTGGGACGAGTTCGCCTTCTGACAAGTTGGATGTGTTTGGTGGAAAGATTCGTCACACACTAGTAGGTGGCGGTGTTCAGTTGGTTTTGGGTAACTCGCTCAATGCTGTAAGTCTTGGGTCTGTTCAAGCAAGTGGCGATGCGTCTTTGGCGTTCTACACAAACACCTCAACAGAACGTATGCGCCTCAACAGCGCAGGCAATCTAGGTCTTGGTGTTACACCGAGTGCTTGGAGTAGCGAATTCCGAGTCATGCAAGTTGGTCTTGGCGGTGCTTTTTACGGAAGAACTGTAGCAGGAGATGGCGACAAAGTCGGCATGTCTGCCAATGTATATAAAAACACTTCTTTTGTAGACACTTACATTACCACTGACTCGGCTTCTAAATACGACCAAGCGGGCGGCGCACACATTTGGTACAACGCCGCATCAGGCACAGCAGGAAACGCTATCTCCTTTACCCAAGCCATGACATTGGATGCGTCTGGGAATCTGGGTATTGGGA